TCATAATTATTGATTTGCTGCAAACATACTAAAAAAAAATTAATAAAAAAATTTTTTTATTTAAAATAAATACTTTAGCTTTGTCCTTGTAGTCTAAAACAAACTACGTTTTAATTATGGCTTTATCAAATTTAGGAGGTACAAACACAACTTACCTCAGTGTTGCGGACGGCAACTTAGTACGCCAACACAAACAAGCAACCGAGCGCACAACGGAGCGCTTAACAAAAACCGGCAAGCTAGTCTTTGAGGAAAGATTTAAAGATCTTACCGCAAAGCTAGAAAATATTACTACGCGTACTAACGAGTACGGCACGCAGTGGCAGTTAGAATTTACGGATGGCGACGCTACTTATATAGTAAGCTTGCCATACTCTAGCCGTTACTCTTCTAGCTTCTTAAAAGCTTTGCCAAACGTTGACGTAAGTAAAGAATTACGCTTTATGCCGTGGGCTATGAAGGACAAGCAAGACGCTACTAAAACAATTACCGGCGTTACCTTGTACCAAGACGGAGAAAAAATCGCACCGGCTTACACTAAGGAAAACCCTAACGGCTTACCTCAAATGGTAAAGATTAAGGTTAAAGGCAAGGAGCAATGGGACGATTCCGATATGATGCAATTCCTAGAGCAAATGGCATTTAAACTATTTGCCGATGCAAACGATAATAACCCCGTTCTTGACGAGGAAACCCCTTTTTAGTTGGTGATTATTGGTTAGCGGTTTGTGGCTTCCGTACAAAAAGCCACACTTTTTTAAACCAATAAATAAAATTTTATGCCAGTAGTAAAAATAACTAGCGAAACAAATTTACTTCACAACGAGACAAGGTATTTTATCCGTATTGACGGCAAGTTTATACAAGGATTTTCAACCCTAGAAAAAGCCGAAGAGGTGGCCCAACAAATAGCAGCCAACGGAGGTAAAGAAAAAACCGATGAAATAACCATAAAAGAAATTATATGTTAATTAAAAACCTACAATCCAACCAACTAACTTTTAAGGACGGCCGTTTTTATACCGATGAAAATGGCAACTACTTCCCAAGCGCAACCACATTGCTTGAGGCATACCCAAAGCCGGCGCAATTAATTATGTGGATGAAAGAGGTAGGATCAAAAGCCGACGAAATTAGAGACGCCGCCGGTAAGCGTGGCTCGGCGGTGCATCAACTTACCGAAGATTATGATTACGGCACCGAGTGTACTTTACTTGACGAATACGGCAAGCCTAAATATAGTCTTGACGAATGGGCTATGTTTGAGCGTTACGTAGAATTTAGCACCAACCATAAGCCGGAGCATTTATTAGTTGAACAAACATTTATAAATAGTGGCTTAGGCTTTGCCGGCACCATTGACCGCGTTTGCACAATTGAGGGCAAGACTTATATTTTAGACATTAAGACAAGCAACGGCATTTATAATAGCTATTGGTTACAACTAGCCGCATACCGCGAGCTATATACCGCCGCGATAGGCAAGGCCGATATTATGCCTAAAATTGATGGCGTGGCTATTTTATGGCTTAATGCCAAGACTAGAACTTATGGCAAAAATGGAGTAATACAAGGGCCAGGATGGCAGATGGTGACTGAGATGGACACATCAAAGCAGTGGTCATTATTCCAAGCCGTCCAGCAATTATGGCACGCCGAGCATGAGGATGATAAGCCAAAAGAATTTAGTTATCAACTTTCTCATAAAAAGTAATTAACTTTACCCCATGAATACCAAAAGAAAACGATTGTACTTTGACATTGAGACCAGTGCAAACATCGGTTTCTTTTGGCAGAGTGGGTTTAAATTAAATATCGGGCCACAAAATATTATTAAAGAGCGTGCGATTATTTGCATTTGCTATAAGTGGGAGGACGAAAAAGAAACCCACGCCCTTACTTGGGATAAAAAGCAAAATGATAAAAAGATGCTCCAAGACTTTATCAAAGTTTTAAACACCGCCGACGAGACAATAGGACACAACGGCGATAAATTTGACCTTGCCTGGGTGCGCACACGTTGTTTATTTCACGGCATCGATATGTTTCCAAGCTATACAACGATTGACACTTTAAAAGTTGCACGATCAAAGTTTAAGTTTAATAGTAATAAGCTTAATTATATTGCGCAGTACTTAGGAATCGGACAAAAGATTAAAACCGAGTTTGATTTATGGAAGGACATCGCGTTAAAGAACGATCAAAAGGCCTTAGATAAAATGGTTAAGTATTGCAAAATGGATGTAATACTTTTAGAAAAAGTCCATAAGCTTTTGAATAATCACATACCGGCTAAAACGCACTTTGGCGTTATCTTTGGCGAGTACAAAGGCACTTGTCCGGAGTGTGGATCGGATGATATACAAAAACATAGTAGACAAATTTTAGCAAGCGGAACTATTAAAATAATTTACAAATGCAAAACGTGTGGGAAATTTCACCGAAAGACGGACAAGTAGGCGGATCACATTACAAGGATTTAAAGATACAACCTACCGAGTTTATACATGCTAACAATATACCTTTTATAGAAGGAAACATTATAAAATATATTGTAAGGCATAGACAAAAAAATGGGCTTGAAGATTTAAAAAAAGCAAAACATTACTTAGAACTTTTAATTCAACTAGAGTATGAAACTACCAAAATCTTTTAACAAGATGAAACTATATGAGCAAGAAATGTGGCTTACAAGTAAGCTAGCGGAAGTGCATGGCATTGAACAAGAAATAAGACGCTACTTAGCCAAGGTGCGAGGCGGTCAAGTTATATTTACCCCAAGCGATGAAATAGATAGGCTTGATGAATTGGAACTAAAAAAAGATGCTTAAGATAAAAATAATATATCGTAAGCTTGGACGCGAGCAAGCGCATGGCCTTGCTAGTAGCGACGGCGTTATAGAAATAGACGAACGCCTTAAAGGGAAAAAGCACTTGGAAATTTTAATACATGAGGTATTGCACTTGCTTTATCCTCGCAACTCGGAAGCTACCATAGTTAAAAACTCGGTCATGCTTACACGCATCCTTTGGAAAGAGGGTTACAGACGTGTGGATCAAAAAGAAGACGAGCCTCTACAAGACGGCTTAATATAGAATTGGATTGCCTTTGACCAATTAAATATGATTAGGCAAAAGGCCGGCAAAAATAACAATAATAGAAATAATTATAGTAATTAGGGATATGTCGGCCTTATCTTTTTGACACATATTACATAAACATAAGTCAATATTTTAACTTTTTGACATGCAATTAAGAGACTATCAAGTAGATATTGCCGAGCAAGCAATTGACATCTTAAAAGAATTTAAGCTTGTTTATTTAGCTATGCAAGTCCGCACTGGGAAAACAATCACTAGCTTGCACATTGCTAGTTTATATGGTGCCAAGAAGGTTTTATTTGTAACCAAGAAAAAAGCTATAAGCAGCATCGAAGACGATTTCAAGCAATCTAATTGTTTATACGATTTACTTGTTATAAACTATGAAAGTTTACATAAAATTACGCACGCTTACGATTTAATTATAGTTGACGAGGCGCATGCTTTAGGACAATTTCCAAAGCCAAGCAATCGGGTAACGGATTTAAAAAAGATATGTTTAGGTAAGCCTATAATTTATTTAAGCGGCACGCCAAGTCCGGAAACTTACGCGCAATTTTACCATCAATTTTATGTAAGTAGTTATAGTCCGTTTAAAGAATATAAAAACTTTTATGCATGGCACAAAGACTACGGCATACCTAAGACAAAGTTCTTATATAATATGCAAGTGCCGGATTATACGCATGTAAAGCAAGAAAGGATCCAAACGGAAATCCAGCACTTAATGCTAACCTATACTCAAGAAGAGGCCGGATTTGAATCTTTAGTTGAAGAAATAATTCTTTATGTACCCATGTCGGACAAGGTTAAATGGGCCGTGGATAAAATAAAGAAGGACAAGCTATTTAAAACCAAGGACGGCGCGGTGGTATTAGCCGATACCTCCGTTAAGGAAATGCAAAAGATACACCAAATTTGTAGCGGATCGGTAAAGACCGAGGACGGCAACGCCCTAATGTTTGACAATACTAAAGCCAAGTTTATTAAAGAACGTTTTAAAGGGCAAAAGATAGCTATTTTTTACAAGTACATTGCCGAGGGTATGCAACTAAGGGTTGAGTTTGCCGGCCGTATTATTGAGGATCCTATGGCTTTTAACGAGGCAAGCGGCGACGCGGTGTTTATAAGCCAAATACAAAGCGGGCGGGAGGGTATAAACCTAAGCACGGCCGATGCCTTGGTTATGTATAATATAGACTTTAGCGCCGTAAGTTATTGGCAAAGTAGGGCTAGGATGCAAACCAAAGACCGCACCGAGGCGTCAAAAGTGTATTGGATTTTTACCAAAGGCGGCATTGAAGACCGCATTTATAGCATGGTACAAAACAAAAAAGACTTCACTTTGAGTCATTTTAAGAAATTATTTTAGGTCATAACTCGTTGATTTTCAGTTACTTTAAATTAATTTAAAAAAATTTATTAAAAATATTTTTTTATTAATGATAAAAGACTATCTTTGATTTATCAAAAACGAAATAACTATGACAACATTATCAACTAAAATCAAAATCGGATTTAAATTTCAAGTAATGGCTGAAAACTTTACAAAATTAGTTTGTAATAGAAACCGCTTTGTAGACATTACTTTAGTTAATGATCTTTACAATGTTAAAGCTTACACTTTACGCGGAGTAAATGAAGTTAAAGTTGCAGAATTAAACGGAGTATTTGTTGAGAACTTACAAGACGCAATTGTTTCACTATACCAATCATAAACAAAAAATAGGGGTGCGTCTATTCAACGCATATTTAATTATGAACAAGTTAAAAACTCCCCAACAAAAAGCAAACGAGCGCTACGCTCAAGAAAGTATCAAGCCAATGTATGCGTTTATCATTGTATGCGTTGCTTTTTTAGTAACCGCTATAATGCAAAACTTATGAGGCCATACTTAACCTTTATTTTTGAACTAACATTTTTTATGTTAGTATCGGTTCCCTTAGCAATTACGTTGTATTTAACGGCAACGCTTATATCAAAATTTAAAAACTTTTAACAATGGCAAACCATCAACAATGGCAAGAACTTACTATTATAGAAAAAATTGATTTAGTAGGTAAGGTTACCCACCTTTTACAAAACGACCTGGATAGCTTTAAAGCTATGAAAAATTGGGTTTTAGCAAGCGAATTGCTTGGATTGTTTAACGAGGTAAAAATCAATAATGAAGGAAATTCTTAATTATATAAAACTATATACCGGTTGCAACGAACACGCCCTTAAACGCATTGAGGCAATACTTGAACCAAGACTTCAACCCGTGGTGGTAGAAAAAATTATTCATGTAGAAAAGTTCGTTAAGCGCAAGCCAAGGCCTAAAATAACTTTAGTAGAATGGAGCGAAAAATACTTTAAAGAAAATAACACCACATACGAATATATAAGCCAAAGTAGAAGATTGCAAGAAATTGTAGACGATCGCAACGCTTACATAAAGCAAGCATACTTTGAGGGCTTTAGGCCCACAGAAATAGCAAGATATTTAAATCGTAATCATTCGACTATCTTACATACTATAAGTAGCTAATTCCCCCGCTAGCATTACGCACGGCTCGCAAGGTTTGTTTTCTTTGTGGGCCGTTTGCTTTAAAGCTTAGATTAAAACAAAACCATTCTTGTCAACTTTGCCCGCATTATGTAACGCTTTTAATTCTGCAATAGACTTGCCAAATGTTTTTTGGAAATGTGGAGCGTCTACGAATTTCCAGTCGCCACCCCACTCGTAGCCATATCTTTTAAAA